ATTGATACATGCTGTGGTGTTTAGGGACAAGAAGATGACTTGTAGTCAGATCAAGATTAAGATAGAACTGGGTGTTAATGCAGTTTACATGCCTGGTCTTGATTTGGTGGCTGCATTTGTTGAACGTTGTCCTGATGTGCCGAAGAATTTGATGAAACATTTGCCGAAAACAAAACCAGTTGGAACGTCCATGAGTACTATTTCGGGACGTGACAAACATATGAATGTGTTTTCAGAAGTTGTCACTGTTGAACACTGCATGACGGGACATTGTTTCATGGACATGTACGGCGGTTATTACACGACCTCTCGCGCACGTTCCGGCACTTGCATGTCGTTGATTATACCTGAAGGGAAAAATTCGATGATTGCCGGCTTGCACATCGGTGGTACGCCTAAGGACAATTATGGCGTAATGATGACAGTGACCCAACAAGACGCTAAAACTTTGCATGATAAGTTGTTTTCGTTACCTGGTGTGAAGGGGTTGGCAATGTCCACTCCACTTCCTGAAACGCAGTTTGGAAGGAAAGTGTTGAGTACCAAGGACGTCCACCCACATGCGAAAGCAATTCATGCGTTAGGTGAGACAGCGCAAGTAGATGTGTTAGGATCAACACATTTGCGAAACCAAGCACGAAGCAGGGTTCAAGAATCAGTGATATCTGCTAGTGTGGAAAAACATTTCAAGATTAAAAATCAGTGGGGAGCACCGCGATTGGTGCCTAATTGGGCTGCGTTTAATGCCACATTGGAATATATTGTGGATCCAGCTGATATGTTCGTTCCTAGTATTTTACAAAAGGCACGAGCAGATTTTATGGCACCATTGTTGGAAATTGCGCGGAAAGAAAATTCTGTTAAACCACTGACAGATAAAGAATCAGTGTTGGGTGTTCCAGGCAAGAGGTTTTTGGATGCATTACCCATGAACACGGGAATGGGTTTTCCAGTTTTTGGACCGAAAGGAAGATGGTTCACAGACATTTGGAAGAATGGTGTATTAGAAGACAGAATACCAGACCCTGCAATTTTGGAAGAAGTCGAGCGTTTACGTGCGTGTTGGTTGAACGGCGAGAGAGCATATCCTATTTGTACTGCTACGCTTAAGGACGAACCGACGGAACTTGGCAAGGAAAAAGTGCGAGTTTTTCAAGCAGGTGCAGTTGCTTTTGGTTTGCAGATTAGGAAATATTTTCTGCCCATAGCACGGCTGATGTCCATGCACAGTTTTGCGTCTGAATCTGCTGTCGGGGTGAATGCATTTGGCCCCGAATGGAATGAGCTAATGAACTATGCAGAGAAATATGCAGAGAAAAGACGAATGATTGGATGGGACTATTCAAAATACGACATACGAATGAGTTCCCAAATGACGTACGCAGCATTGATGGTGTTTTATGACATTGCTTGCGAGCTTGATTATTCGGAAGAAGATTTGTTGATAATGAAAAATATGATTACTGACATGATCCATCCTGTTATTGATTACAATGGGACGTTGATTATGGCTTACAACATGAACACTTCAGGAAACAACATAACGGTTTACATTAACGATATTGTGAATTCGTTGCTAGTGAGGATGGCATTCTTTTCTTTGTGTCCGGATGAGAGCAATTTTCGTGCTTGTGTTGCTGCCATTACGTATGGTGATGACTTTATCGGGAGTGTTATTGAACGGTGCCGAGACCGATTCAATTTCCGAACAGTCAAGGCGTTTTTGGCGCAGCACGGTATGAAAATTACGTTGCCTGACAAATC